GTCATTCTTGTAACCAAAGATGGCATCGTTTGATCGCATGTACACTAAAGCATGCAGCTGACCATCACGCAAGAAGTATTGCACGTTGTTGGTACAGATGAAGTCTGACATCCCATCTTTGTTGTAATCTTTGTGCATGCTAGGACGAGTGTAGATCATGTTAGCACGCCTTGAAAGCGGGTTCGACACCAACTCTTCTAGCACATTCGCAAATTGCGACCCGTTCTCTTCAGAGTAGATACACCAACCATAGTTTGAGTTGATCATGCCTGAAGGCGAAGCCACCTGTTTCCAGATAGCAGGTACACCGCCTGGGATATCGTTAACGTTAAGAGACATCGACTTATACCATCTAAGCTCGCGCTCTACGTATTCTTCGTTCACAGTACCAAAGATGCTTGGTTTATCAGCCACAAACACGGCGTTGACGATCTCGAGCGTACGTACTCCAGTCTTATCGGTAACGAACTCTCCTCGTTGAAGGAGGTCGACAAATGTATCACGGATAAATGCTACGTTTGACATGTCAATCCTCTTTATCTCTACGTACGGTGTACGTTGCTTGGTAGTCATTAACGAATGATGGCGAAGTTACCGTTATCGTTCCGCTCGGAGCCACAGGAACTGGCTTCTTCCTGTTAAAGATGTCATTGTCTTTATCCTGTCCTGGGATCTCTTTACGCATGTATGCAATCAAGAATGAGGCATAGTTGATCAGGTCGATCGCAGAGTCTTCGACTGATTCATAGTTTGGCTTACCGCCTTTTTCCATCGTTTCAAGCACAGATACCATACGAAGGTACTTGGCGTTGATGATATCGAGGATCGACCATACACCATGAGGGTAGTAATCAGCTTGAACGACTCGTGATGCCGAGTTGTTGTAGTCTTGTCCTTTCTTCTCTTGCAGCTCTGCCGCTTCAAGAAGGATGTTAGCTGATGGACGTGTGTACTTAGTTTGCATATTCTGGTTCACTCCTAAATTGTGATGATTGCGACAATGATCTCATGTAGTCTGCTACGTACTTGTTCTTGATCTCTTTGACTAGAAGCATGTCTGAGATGTTCCATCCGGCCCTAGCCAAACCTTCTGGATACCGTTTCGTTGGGTTAGTACGGTACAAGTAGTAGTCATTCTTGTGAACACATTCCCATACCTTTATTATATCACTATAGTCATATTCGACAAACAGTAATAGATCGACTTGGATACACTTGTACAGTTGGTTCGAAGCCGAAGAATCGATAGAAAAACAGTGTTTAGACGGATGCCTATTTTGTGCTTTAACTTCACAAACTGCCCTTCGTGGGGCATCGGCATCTGACCTTCTGTATGCTTGAAGGATGCAATCTTTCTTCATGTCATACTTAAACGAGGACCTCACGCCGTCATAGAAGTGACACACCATCTTCTCAGCAAGTTCTCCCATCAATTCTTGGTTCGTCTTTCGTTTCATAGCATGAATTGCTTGATCACCATCTTTGCTTGTGAGGTGTCGATGTCATCCTTCTCTGTGAAATACTCAGAAGCCACGTTAAGCAACAACCGTGCATATGCGACGTCATCGGCGTCAGCACATCTAAAGTACCAGTCCTTCAGAGTTTCCTCAGAAGACAGCAGTAAGAACTCCAAGTTCGAAAGGTCGTGCTCTGTCATAACTTGGTTCTTCCTGAGCGTCTCGATTATGTGTTCGTGGATTGCTGCCATTATACCATATCCCCTAATTATTGTACAATCACATGACAGTTCGATAAGCGTACTCGATGGCGCGGATCGCTTCTGTCATCAGTGGCCTCTTTTGATACCTGTTTGATGTGTCTCTGTCTAACTGTAGAACCAACTGCACTATCTCGCTTTCGTTTATCGGGTAACCTTTCTTCACTGCGTTACATGCGATCGAAGACATGATCTTATATATCATGGAATACCGACCGCTCCCATCACTGTGTGCGATACTTTTGTACGATGTGATCAATGATTGGTTAACGAATGGACAATCTAAGTAAGAGGTCCAAGAGTAGGTGATGCCGCTGTCCTTCAACCTATTCTTTCGAAGGTCGATAGCTTCCTTAAACATAGCAGAAGACAGGAGATCCATGTAAGAAGAGTTTGGATCCCTGTATTCGTGCTTTGACATCAGCGTGTCAGGATCGATGCTACTACCGCTGTTGCTGAAAATAAAATTATGTGCCCTAGGATACTGCGCAGGTACATAATACATTCGACTGAGGTCTTTAGTTTGTCTATCTCCGATCGATTCAAGTTCGGTATTGAGTGCGAACCAGAAGTGTCGGATTTCGCTTGCTTCAACATCTCTCGTAAGAGGGAACACAAGCCTAAACTTCGGATGATCATGTGTGCTACTAGCAGTGCTGTAACAGACATAACGCCAGCTGCCATAGCGATTGCTAAGTTCATGCTTTAAGTCTCCTTCAATCTTAAGGCTATCTACATCGACAGCAGCCCATCCCGCCCACTTGATGACGTTTGCGTTAGCGCGGGTTGTATCTTGTTTGTAGACAGCGGGTGATATAAGAGGGGAGGGAGTCACGCCTTTCGGAGGTCTTTCTCCCTTCTTTGCCTTGTAACCCTTTAGCGTCGATAGATGGTAAAGAGACTTCTCAAACTTATCGAAGTCTTCTAAGTCTACCTTAACGCTGGTGTTGTTGTCGAAGATCGAACTGAACACCGTGAACGATATCACGATAGTTCATCCCTTCAACAGCGCTAGAGGGAACAGGCCAGTGTTTCCTTCATGCGAAGGGGCTTTCCAACCTTCTGGCTTAACCAGATCTGGCAACCCTAACGGGTTTGGTCTAGACTCTTTGATGCCAACTTCTTTGTTCATGTTAGCAATATGAACGACATTCCATGCTCTGTATGAATCTACCCTAAACGCATCTAGGGTGCCGATAGCTACGACGCATAGATCGATAAGAGCGTCAACGGCATCTTCAGAGGTTGTTGCCGACTTTAGTTCATCGAGCTCTTCTTGCAAGAAGTTGATTCGGAACTGTAGAAAAGCTTTCCACTTCTCAGTGTTAAACTTTTGTGTGGCAGTATGTAGACCATACTTGTCGTGCATGTTTGCGATATCTTCAACCCAGTTTGAACTCATGTTACCTCCTTTGGTGTAATCATTATACCATAATCTAGAAATTAAAGTCGGATCCAACATCCTTCATCCGTTTAGCGAAGTCAGACTTATCGAATACTGGAGTACTATCTTGTCCTGCATCAGAGATGTTCTTTTGTGCAGAGTCTTCGACGTCATAGAGCTTCATGCGAGCACGATCGACACCAACAACGAAACGCTTATAGTAAGAAGGATCGTTGTAGCGATTCTTAAGCTGTTTAACCATGATCTGGTTAAGGTTCTCGAGCTCTTCAGTGGAGATGAGGGCGAACATAAAATCCACAGTAGCAGGCAAGCCAAAAGACTCGGAAGTATCGGTAAGACCCACATCGGTATTGTCATATCCACCTCGTGTAGTTTGTGTCGCTGATAAGATGGGCACGTTGTACTTTACCGCAAGTCCTCTGATCTCTTCAGCGATAGACTTGACATACGTGTACGAGTTGACTCCAGCTCCAGGCTTTAGGCGAGAAGATGCGCAGATGTTCAAGTAATCGATGATGATCATATCAGGAAGAAACTTACGTTTCATCTTGAGTTCTTCTAACAACGCTTGGAAATGACCAGAATGCGCTGATGCTGTAGGGTACTCTTTGATGATGAGTTTACCGCGAGTCTTACGAGCTACACGTTCGAACCGATTCTCAAACACATCTTTCTGAACGCTTGAGATCTCTTCCATCGTCATGTTCATAAGGTTCGCATCGATACGTTCAGCGATACGCTCTTCAGCCATCTCAAGGGTGATATACAGTACGTTGAAACCTTGCATCAACGTTGATGCAGCAACGTGACACATGGCCAAAGACTTACCGACACCAGTACCAGCGAGGATAACGTTGAGGGTCTTTCGTGATAGACCACCTTTGGTGATCTTATTCAACAGAGATAAGTCGAACGGGATCTTCTCTTCAACGCGAGTATAGAACTCGTAGCGTTGCTCGTAGTCCTCGATATAATCGTGACCGATAGCTGTGTCAAAGGAGACAGCTAAGGCGTCTGACAAGATCGTAGGTATAGCATCCTTACTTAGGTTCTTGCTCTTACCTTCTATGATAGAGATGGAATCTAGGATTGCGGTATAGAGCGCTCTATCCTTGCAGAACTTCTCGCTGCTATCTACCAACCAAGTCATGTTGTCGGTCTTAAAGTTTAGACCATCAACATAGTTATCGATCGCTTCGACTTGACTTTGGTTTAACGAGTCTGTGTTCCTAACTTGGATCTTTAGGATCTCGTTTGTAGGGGGCTTGTTGTACTTGACGAAGAACGATTGGATCTCTTTGAATACAACGTTCTCGAAGTGGTCTGTGAAGTAGTCTTGCTTAAGGAATGGTGATACTTTTCTACAAAACTCTTCGTTATGGATTAGGTTTGATAAGATGGTCTGTTGAATGCTTGATGTCATCGATGAATCCTAAGTGGTCACGCTCTAACCCGTAGTAGAGCAATTGTACCATAAAGTCACCTAACTCGGTTTCGAACTTCTTCTTGTCGTAACCTTCTCTGTACTTTGGTACCTCTAAGACTTCATACTCGAAGTGTAGGACTAAACGGGAGTTCTCCTCATCCTCAGTGAACGATACGTTCTTATACATGAAGATGATCTCTGAGAACTCCCCTTCGGTAAAGGTCAACGCATGTATGTCGACCCCTCCCTCCATCCGACCAAGTACTTTATGCGGCTTCAACTTCGTCATCATACTTCTCTAAGCTTGCGATGATGTCTTCATCCCTAAGGATGTCTCCTGTTGAGATCTGGTACTTCTTAGCAACGAAGTCGTTGAATGACTTAGACGTCACGATCTGCATCCAGAAGTCTTTGGTATCTGTCTCTTTGATACGCCATTTCTTCTGTTCGATCTCGCCTGTCTCAATGTTTACCCTGGAATACCAGCCATTGTTTGGCTTAATAACGTGCCCAGACTCGAGTGCGATATCAAGTAGGCCAGACCACTTACTGATGCCGCCATCAAAAGATACGCTGACAGGAATTTTAGATTTTTCTTTGACATACCGCGATTTCTCCACGTTGATGATGAAGTTATAACCGATAACATCGGTCCCTTCTTTTTCTTGTTGTCTACCTAAGATGTAGATGTTGTCTGCAGAGTAGTAAGATCCTGTTCCACCTCCGACGACGTCTTTGGCATACATCTCCATAGTCTTGTATGTATGGTTAACGACAACCATCGGGATGTCTTTAAGCGTAAGATGCGGGGTGACCATCCTAAACAGAGACTTGATCTGCTTAGCTCTACTCATGTCAGCGACTGATTTTCCTTCTAAGGTATCTTCAACTTCTTTCTTGGAAGCTAAGTTACCGATAGAGTCGATAACGATGATAAGCTTGTCACCTCTATCTACGTTCTGAAGCTGCTGCATGATGTCAAACTTCAGCTGTTCGATGTCGGTGATAGGGGTATGGAAAGTCCTCTCAGTGTCGATACCAAAAGTCTTGAAGTAAGACTGAGGCGTACCAAACTCGCTATCATAGAAAAGCAATGCTGAGTCTTTGTATTTATCGAGGTAGGACTTAGCCATCAACAGGCTAAACGCAGTCTTGAAGTGTTTAGAAGGTCCAGCCCACATCGTGAGACCTGGTGTTAACCCTCCATCCAACCTACCCGACAACGCTACGTTGATGACTGGGATAGAAGTTGGGATCATGTCCTTCTTCGTGAAGAACTTAGATGAAGCAAGGATGTCTGAGTCCTTGATCGTCGTGTTCTTCTTGATCTTGAATAAGATGCTACTCATTGGCACTCCTTACTTGTAATGTGCGTATGTTGAGATGATGTATTTTGGTCCGCCGATAGGCTTCATGCCTTTATGGGGAAACATCCACATAGGAGGGAATACTACTATTCTACCAGGTTTAGGGTTTACGGTAAAGTGTGTCATTTTCGAGTATTTGTTGTTGAACTCGAAGACAGTCTCTCCTCCTCTCACCTCGTTTAGGTAGAAGAACATGACTAAGTACCTTCTCGCTGATGAGTGATCACCTACGTCAACGTGCCAACCAAACTGGTCTTTGTCGTTGTTATCATACCTTTTCATGCGAAGACTCTCGAACCTTCTATCTTGCGGGAAAAACTTACCACAGTCCCTCTCATACCAATCATAGACTGTTCCAACACACGCGTACAGGGGCATAACATACGGCTTAAACGCTTCTATGGCAGTGATGTCAGCTTCAGTAAGCC